GGTTGGCTGGCACGTTAGCGTTGCCCGCCCTGATCGGTTACTTCGGTGATAACACGTCGTTGTCACGGCCAGCAAACACGATGGCTGACGGCTCGGTGGTGTTCGATCTAATTCAGGGTGAAGATCCCGAGGTTGAGACGCCTACGGAGCCAATCGTATTGGACATCCTCAAACCCAACCGAGCGACCGTCCCCGAAGATACGATGATGCGTGGTGTGGATCGTATCGCGAGCTTGACCTACACCTTCCAAGATTTTGAGCGGACACGCGAACCTAGCTCACGGCGAAAGTTCGTGTTCACCACTGAGACCTTGGGCGAAGTCGGTGAGATGCAAACATGGTTCGATGGGTTGAAAGGCCGACTGACGACGTTCTACATGCCGACGTATCAGAAGGACTTCACAGTCCTCTCAGGTCTCGGCAGTGAGACACTCGTGGTTGAGAACATCGACTACACGAACAACGGCTTCTTGCTTTCTGGTCGACATGTCATCGGACTGATCAACGCTGCCGGTGACATCACGAAAGCGACGATCACTGAGGCTTCGATTGATGGTGATACCGAAATATTAACACTCGATGTCGCGGCACCTACTGACACGGTGCTCGTTTGTTTCCTGTTGTACGTTCGGTTAGAGAGCGACACCTTTGAAGTGATCTGGCAGAACGCCGCTGGGCTCGCCGAGATTCAGCTCGGAATGATCGAGTGTCCTGCGGAACTCGCGCCGACCGAAGAGGAGTTCATTCCTGGTGATCCGGGTGCGCCACCCACGGCGCCTCTTGGCCCCTTGGATGAGGCAAGCTGCACAGCCACGGTGCCCAATGGCGAGGTTGATGTTCCCACGTTCTTCAACATCATCTTGCGCGACGCGAATGGACAGCGTCTTCGATCAAATGGCGCAGCTGTGCCAAGTGGCAATATTACCGGGGCGAATACCGCGACAGCCACCTTCACGAATCTCGAGAACGGTTCTTTTCGCGGTCAGTACACACCAACTGCGACCGGCACTGACTCGTTGTTGCTGAAGGTTAACGCCATCAATATTAAGAATACGCCGCACATCAGCGTGGTTGGTACAACGCCAGTCATTGTTCCTGGCGCGATGCCGTTTGGCTTCTGGTCATTCTCGACGTTCGATGAGAGCATGGAATATCTCCCGAATATCACTTGCGTGTTACACAACATTCAGCCCGGCACTGCGGATGATTATCTAGACTCAGCTGCGGCGCACGGCTGCCGGATGATCTTTAACCATCCACGAGATCGGGTGAAAGATTCATCTGGGCAGTTCAGCTTGGCGCGCTTCAAAGATGCTTGTGATGACCTTGACGCCAACGGTACCTTTACGAGTCACGTCTCGAGCGGCACGCCATTCGTCCATATGATTATAGATGACATGGGCGCAAAGCACTGGGGCGGCGTGGAACCGCCGAAGTCTATCATCTCCTCAGCGTCGGCGTACTCACACTCTTTGTGGCCGAACATCAAGACGATGGTACGGAAGGCGCCGCAAGAGCTGATTGGTATGACTGACATCGACTACGCCGCGTGCTTGTACACGATCCTTCGTGGTAACATTGACGCCTATATGGAAGCAAATGAGCGCGCAGCAAGAATCATCGGGTGCAACATCATGGGCGGTATTCACGTGGTGAACGGCGGTGACGGCTCGAGCGGCGTGCCTGGTACCGGGGAACGTGATAGCTTCGCAGCGATGTCGGCGGCAGAGATCACCCGGTATGGTAAGCGGGTCGCGTCGTCGTCGCTGTGCAAGTTCTTCACGATGTTTCGGTTTCACAACAACACGCCGCACCTTGTGACGTACTTCAATACTATCGCGATCAAAAACGCGATTGAAGACCTCGGAGACTTCTGCGCGGGAGAAGTTCGCTAATGGTGTATGGCGCGTTTGAAAACACTCGACAACAGGCCGCACCTGTAGAGTTATACCGACTCTTCTGGGGCAACCGTTCAGTTGCTGGTAACGCTGCTTCACCACCGGATGAAGATGAAGCTGCGGGCGTCATCTTTTTTGATGACTTTAATTACGCTGATGCTGCCGCAGCTGAGGCTGCTGGTTGGGATCTAGACCCGCAAGATTGGGGCGCGTCCACAACGTTTGCGATTGACGCCACGGGCGGTCAGGATGGTGGTAAAGCGCTGAAAGCTTCAGTGTCTGAGGGTATCAAGCCCGACATTTTAGGGCCGCGTATCGCGTACACCGTGACTGGTCTAAGTCCCACAGCGACGTACACCGTCAGCACACTGTTCAAGTTTGGTGCTGGGTTCGCTACAGATGAGCCGATCAACTTGGCGTCCTACTTTCCTAGCTTTCGTGGTGGGTCTGCATCACGCAGCTTGTTCTTAACAGTTGATCCTGAGGTAGAACCGTACAGCTCAGGTGTGCAATACATCGGACAGTGGGGCATCATAGATCATTACAACCCGATCGAAGGTGGGTTGCTGATCATGAGTCAACCAAATGAGGCCGGTGAATTACTCATCGAGTATGAGTTTCACATCGTGTGTTGCTTAGTTGGTCATGACATGGAGATGTGGCTTGACAAGGTACGAGTAACTGGCCCGCCGCTCGCGCCGCCTGATCCGCCACCTCCACCGGTGGGAACGCCGTTGACGGAGCTGAACTACACCACAGCTGACGTGCCCATCGTCTACGAGGGCAACACTTATCTGCCGATGATCGGCCATCGAACACCAATACTCTCTGGTTCTGGTGAGCGTCGCGCGTGCTCAGTAGATCTGACACTCCCTCGCGATCATCCTATCTCGACGTTCGTACGAAGTGGTCGAACGCCGATCGGTGTTGAGGTCTACCAACTTGATCGTGGCAATCTCGTTGACGCTGCAGTTCCGTTGCGCGGTCAGGTGATGCACGTCGAGATGGACAACAGCAACTGCATCATTACTCTCGGCAACCTTGGCACGTTGCTCACACGCAAGCTGCCGATGTATTGGACGCAGCAAGCCTGCTCACAGGTTCTATACGGTCCACGCTGTCGCGTGAGTAAAGCAGCCTTCACACATCCTGGACTAGTAGTCACGAACGTCACCGGTCGACGCATTGACATCTCCGGGTTGGCAGCGATCGTTGGTGATGACACCACGTACTTCGTTGAAGGCATCTTGAAGACTGCTGATGGTCGGTCTGGAGCGATCGAAGAACAGGGTGACGGCTTCATCGTGGTGCGCCGCTTCGTGGATGGTCTCGAGCCAGATGATGTCGTCACATTGATAGCCGGGTGTTCTCGCACAGCCTTTACATGTGATGAGCGGTTCTCCAACATTCAGAATTTTGGTGGTGAGATCGGCATGAAGGAGCGCAACCTGTGGGAAGGTGCCGGCATCGTGCAGCAAGCAACTGAGGGACAAGAAGACTAATGGCCTTTAACTTTCTCGCAGCAGCAGTCGTCTTCGTTCTGTCAACAGGCGTCAACCTGTTGCTCGGTAAGCCGCGTGTGCAACGCCCGAAGCCAGAGAAGTTCGAGATGGTGAAGGCGCGTGAAGGGCTGGTTGTGCCACAAGGTTACGGTCGGTTTGTGGTACCGCCCAACATCGTGTGGTGGGGCGACGTAGAAGTCACACAATTTGTCGTAGGCTCATTCAGCTATAACGCGAATGTAGTGGGCACACTCGCGCACGGGCCGATGACGAAACTTTACGACATCATCATCGGTGAGAAGAGTCTTCGCTTTGAGCCCGTTACTCGCGGACAAGGTAGTGACAACGCTGCTACACAAGTTATTGACCCGCCGCTGTTGACAGACGGCTACACGTTCACAGATCCCGATGCGGCTGTTGAGTTCATCATTCACGCGCGACAGATGTTTGGTGGAAATACAAAAGAGGGTGGGGTGGAAGGTTTGCTCACCTTCTTTCCTGGCGGTTTGAATCAGCCTGTTGGTGATCTGACTCGAACGTACATGCAAGCGGCAGGCTTCACAGACGGCACACGGCGACCTGGTATCTGCCACTTTGAGTTTGGTACTGCTGAGGAACCGTTCTACTGGGGCACCTCACCGAACCCGCAGAACATAAAGTTCGTGCTGCAATACATTCCGAGCGCGCTGTTCGATATGGACCTTGATGAGGGTTACACCTCAGCGAAGATCGGCGAGGATGCTAACCCAATTGAGGTGATCTACGATATTCTCAGCAGCGGCCTTCGCGGTATGGGACTGCTCTCTGATTTTATAGATCTCGAAAACTTCGCTGCTAACGCTAAGACGTGCTTCATCGAAGGTCTCGGTGTCTCGTGTCTGTTCGCTGATCAGAACGAAGGCGCGGACATGATCGAGGACATCTTGAAGCACATCAATGGTGTTCTGCGATGCAACCCGCTGACGGGTCTCTTCGAGATCAAGCTGGCGCGCGCGGACTACAGTCTCTATGCGTTGCCACGAGTCACAAATAAGTTGCACGGCGCAAGCTACGGAAACGCACACGACATCAAAATCGGAAAATCTTCTGGTCGTGACTTGATCAACGACTTGGTGCTCACGTTCCGTGAGTTTCGTACTGGGCCTCATGGCACTGTTGAGAATGAGATCCTAACGACGTCGCTCGAGTACAACACCTTCAATCGCGCGGTGTATCGGACGAAGTCGTACCCGATCACCGATTATCAAGTACGAGCCGACGGCGTACTGCTCACAAATTTTGATGACTACGCGGTCTTGCCTGATCAGGGCTATGTGTACATCAAGGGTGAGGGCGCTGCGGAGGAAGGCGCGCAGATCACGATTGACTATCTCGCGAACGCGGTTCCGGGTGGGCCGGTCGAGGCGACCGCGCGGGCGCAGCATCTCGCTGATGTAGATGAGAGTGGTGAAGTTCGCCACGACTCGTACGACTACGGAATGTACACTGATAAGCTCAACGCAAATCGGCAGGCTTCGCGTTTGATGCAGATGCTTGGTGAGACATGGTACCAAGCGACATGGAGGATGGAT